ATATTTTGTCATGTTGGAGTTGAAAGGAATTGAGTGAACAAGAATACAGATGTGTAAATTCGAAATGTCGGAAAATAATAACCGACAAAAATTCTTATATTTCCAAAAGTAATAATAATTTCAATGGACGCATGATTTGGTGTAAAAATTGTGTCAATGATATATATCAAAATTATTGGCATAAATACGGCGATGTTCGGAAAGCAATTTTTTATACGTGTCTTAGGATTGATGTTCCCTTTACTGAAAGAGTTTATAATATGATGCTTACACAATTAAAAGAAAAAGATTATGCCAGCGAAAAATCTTTTTCAATTTATATGCAGAAAGTTTTTTCTGGGATAGCGTATGAAAATGGTGTAGATACGTTTGAAGATGGTCTAACAAAAATTGATACTCCTTATTTTGAGGATAAAGAAGTTTCACAGACGATGGAAGATAAGTGGGGAAAAGGATATAATTCAGAAGAGTATGAGGCTTTTGAGAAAAAATATAATACACTTAAAAATAACTACCCAGAAAAAACATCCCTTCATACCGAAGCTCTTTTAAACTATATAAGATATCGTTGCAAAGAAGAAATGTGGACTGCCAAGGGAGAAGTTAAGGAAGCAAAAGAATGGGGTGCTTTGGCAAATAAAGCTGCCACAGATGCTAAGATTAATCCTTCCCAATTAACACAAGCAGATTTACAAGGTGGATTAAATAGTTTCAGTGAAATATCTTTAATGGCCGAACAAGCAGTAGATATTATAAAGGTATTGCCAGAGTTTAAATATAGACCAGTTGATGCTGCTGATTTTATAATATGGTGCTATATTAATTATGAACGTGATGCTCAAGGTCTTCCAATGGTTTCATATCGAGATATATGGCAATTTTATGATAAAAGAAAAAAAGAATATATTGAACAATATGGTGATCCATATGGAATTTTTACTGATGATCCTACAGAAAAAAATCGTGAAAATATAGAAAGATTTATAATTTTACCTAAAGATGAGGTAGGTGATGTAGATGGCTAGTTATAATAATTTTCAATCTGACAATAAAAAAAATACTGCAAATAGAAGCGATGTAAATAATCCAGAATTTAATTCTGCTGTATCTGGAATTGGCCAAAATGAAAAAGAAAGTTTTGATAAAAGTCTTAATAATTATATAAGGTTTATAAGTTGGGCTAGGTGGTAAAAGAAAGGGGATTAATATGGCGGGTATGCATGTTAATCAAAATAAGGGTTGGAAATTTAAATGGGAAGAATGGGAAGATGATATCATTAAAAAATATTATCCTACTAACGGTTATGAAAGAGTATTAGAATTTTTACCAAATCGTAATAAGCAAGGGATATGTGGTAGAGCAAGTAAAATCGGAGTTCGATATCTTTCATATAATAAATATTATTTTGATGAAATTGACAATAAGGAAAAAGCTTATTGGTTAGGTTTTATATATGCCGATGGGAATGTTAATTCGGGATTGAGATTATCCATAACGCTTTCTTCTGTTGATAAGAATCATTTAGTAAAATTTAAAAATGCTATTGAATCAAACATCAATTTGAGAGATTATCAAAAAAATAATTATAATTACTCTACTTTAGAAATTAAAAATTCTCATTTGCATAATTCATTAATAAATAAAGGTGTAGTTTATAGAAAAACGTATTGTGCCGAATTTCCGACTAAAAATATTGTGCCAGAATATTTGTTATCTCACTTTATTAGAGGATTTTTTGATGGTGATGGATGTATTTATTTTAAGAGTGATTACAGATTAAGACCAGATAGAAAAAATAAAATATATAAAACTTTTAAAAAAGAAATATCAATATGTGGTTATAAATACGAATTTATAAAAGAACTACAAAATATTTTAGTTAACTATGGTTTTAATTTTAAATGTCAAGAAAGAAAAGATTCTACTTTATATACTTTAAGATTACAAGATTCTCAAAGTATAATAAAATTTTTAAATTTCTTATATAAAGATAGTGATAATTCTAATAGATTGGATAGAAAATATATAAAAGCACAAGAATTGATTTGCCTCCTGCAACAGTAATGTTGTATTAAAAATCTTGTGAACCTATAAATATAGGGTGTCAATTCGGCGTTTAGTAATCATAGGAAATGATGATTAATGAATTGGCTAACAGGGAAAGCTAAAGCCAAGTTAGGTATGCTAATCCTGTGCCAAGCCTTAGAAATTAAGGAAGGTTAAACGACTATCCCGTGAGGGAGTACATTCAAGGTGAAATTCCTTGTTTGGAAGCGCAAGACTCCTGTATTAACAGGATGAAGATATAGTCTAATTTTATATGAAAATATAAATATTAAATGACCCTGACTTATTTTTAGATTTAATTAAGCCAAAAACAGGTGGAATTACTTTAGACTTAGATCAAAGAGTATTTTTACGTTCATTAATGCGATTTACAAGTACATACGGAGTGTTTCCTAGAGGTTATGGAAAAACTTTTATAGAAGCATTGGGTATGTATTTAGTTTGTATACTTTTTCCAAATATTGAATTGGCTTTAACTGCTCAAACAAAACAAAATGCTGCCGAACTTCTTAAAGCAAAATATAATGAAATAGTTAAATATTATCCCATATTAAAAAATGAAATTATGGGGAATCCCAAATTTTCAAAAGATGATGCTGAACTTAATTTTATGAACAATGCAAGAACGGATATTCTTGCTAATGCAAAATCAAGTTTGGGGCAAAGAAGAAAAAGGATTAATGTTGAGGAATCAAATATTGTAGACAAGGAATTATTTGATAATGTATTAGTTCCTATTGTCGAAGTTCCAAGACTTACATGTGGTAAATTGGCTGTTCGTGATCCAGAGGAATTGAATCAACAGATTAATTATTTCACAACTACTGGATTTAGGGGTTCTGATGAACATATCAGAACAATTGAGATGTGCAAAAATATGATTAAACTTACTGGTGATATGGTTCTAGGAAGTAATTGGCTTCTCCCATGTTGGTATGGTCGTGGTTCTAGTAAGTCACAAATATTTGAAAAAAAGAAAAAAATGTCTTCTGTAGCATTTGCTCAAAATTATGAAGAAAAATGGGTTGGTAATGTTGAGGGTGCGTTAGTAAGTATTAATAAGGTATTAAAGCTACGTAATTTAATTCATTCTGAATTAAAAGCAGAAAAGGATTATGATTATATTTTAGGTATAGACGTAGCACGTTCTCAAAGTAAAAATAATAATCAAACATCTGTTGCTGTTATTAAAATTCAGAGAAATAAAAATGGTAAAATAATTGCTTTGCATCTTGTTAATTTATATACAATATCAAATGATTTAAATTTTACCGCACAATCTATTGAGATTAAAAAAATAAAAAGATTATTTAATGCAAAAATGGTTTGTGTAGATTCAAATGGTTTAGGTGTTGGATTGATTGATGCTCTTATGAAAGAAACTTTTGACCCAAATACCAACGAAAGCCTTGGATGTTGGAACACTATTAATACAGAAGCACAGCCAGAAATTTTAACTGCTGAAAAATGTATTTATGATCTCAAACCTCAATCTGCACAGAATGATATTATTGTTAATTTTATTAGTGTGGTTGAAAGCGAAATATTGAGATTGCTTGAAAAACGTAATGATATTTATGATCTCGAAAATAAAGAAAATTATATTGAAAATGTATTACCGTTTTTACATACTGATTTTTTGATTGAAGAAATTGCAAATCTCCAACTTAAAACTCTTAGTACGGGAAAAGTTACTGTTGAAAAAACAAGTAGTAAATATGATAAAGACCGTTTTTCGGCTGTAGCTTATGGTGTTTGGTACGCTATGACTTTTGAAAATCGTGATAACGGCAAGTCTTTCAACTGGAATGATTTTTGCCATTTTTAAATAGGAGGTGAATTAATGAGCAATATAAATGAAATTGCAAATAAAGTAAAAGAATTTTTTGTGCCGCGTTTACCACATTCAATGAAAACAAACATACCTCCTATGTGGGCGCAAACATATACAAAAGCTTTGGCTCAAAAATATACTGAAGAACAGATTTCAGGATTCTTGAAAGATGCTCGTGCCAATTATCAAAAATTGCAAGAGGCATCTGAATATTTATATAATACGAGTAAAGTATATCAAAATTTTCTGTATTATTTATCGACAATAATGACTTTTGATTATATTATTTTTCCTACTGACATGGATAATATAAAAGAAAAAACATTATGGTCACGTTTTGAAACTGCGGCAAAAACAATTTATAATATTCAACCCGAATATAATTTCCCTCTCATGTTAATGCGTACATTACTTAATGGTGAAACTTATTGGTATGATGTTTCAACAGATAATGCTGAAATTTTTTATGAGATTCCAAGTAAGTATTGTCAGGCGGCAGGATTTGATAGTGATAAATTGTGGCGGTATTGGGTTAATTTAGATTTAATTGATGTAAATCTTTTAAGTGAATTACCAGCAGAAATTCAAAATGCTTATAAAAACTATAAAGATAAGAAGAAAAAAGAAAAAGATGATAATTTTTATTTAGTAAGTGATCGTGGTTTTGCAATGTTTTGTCATGGGCGCAATGAGACTCATGATTATCCTTATTTTTCTTCAATGTTTATTGATTTAACAAGATTAGAATCTGATAAAGATTATTTTAATAACTTTATTAAAGCTGATAATATTAAATTAATCCATTGTAAAGTTCCTATAGATGAAAATAGTGGATTGCCCATTATGGAAAAGAGTGTAATTCAGGATTATCATGATTCTCTTAAAGAGCATTTGCCAGAAAATGTTGCCCCCATTACAAACCCATTTGAAACCGAAGGTATCAATCTTGATAGTGCTCAGAAAACAAGTATAAATATTGTTGAAATGGCCAAAAAGAATGTGCAGGATGATAGTGGTATTTCTGATTCTATGTTTGCTGCCGATACAACAATGGGACTTAAATATTCCACTCTTGCCGATGCTACAAATATGTATCCCCTACTTTCTTATTTTGAAAATTTCGTGAATTTTAAAATTAAAGATCAAAAATTCAAATGTAAATTTTTGCGTATTAATCATCATGACAAATTGGAATGGAATAAACAATTTGCAAGTTCATTAGGTACGGCGGGAGATGTTCGAAGCAAATACATTGCTACTTCGCAAATTGGTTTATATGAATTCATAATGACTGCGAAAATGGAAAAATCGCTCGATTTAGATTCTTTAATGCCTATAAAGGAGAGTGCTTTTACACAATCTGGGACTGGTGAAAAAGGTAGGCCGATTACGGAAGAACCAACCGAATCCACGGAGAAGGTGAATAAAAGAAAATGAAATTAATATATGTGATTGATGAAACTTATAAAGACAAATTGCTTTCCCAAGGTTTTCAACTTATTCAAAAAACAGAGATAGATAAGAAAATTTGTTGGGTTTTAAAGCCGAGAGATCAATTTGATTTTTCGGTTTTAGATAACAGTAAATGTTTTTGTAAAAGCAAATTAATGTTTTAATAAAGGAGGTGGGATTATTGAAGGAAAGAATAAAATTTGAGGCAAAGATAGATATCAAATCTTTTGAGGTTTTAAATTCAGAATTTACGAAAGCTAAATGTTATGTTTTATATACGGGAGAAAATCGCAATGGTAGTTTAATAAGTAAAGAAGCTGTTGAAGCGGCACTGCCGTCTATATACAATATACCAGTTATTGCAGAATTTGTTAATAAGGATGATGGGGAAAAGGATTTCGGAACACACGGTGGCAGAATAATAATTGATAGTTCTGGTATTAAGTTTGAACAAACTACTGTTCCTTATGGCGTAGTTCCAGAGTCAGCGAATCCTCGTTGGGAAATGGTTGGCGATAAAGAATACTTGGTATGTGAAATTATACTTTGGTCTGGACGTTATGATGATTTAGATGTTTTTCTTGCTGATGGGGTTAGGCCACAGAGTATGGAGATTTCACCTCTTGAATTTGAAGAAAAGAATAATTTATTTGATATAAAATCTTTTGAATTTTCTGCTTTAACTATTCTTGGGTCTGATGTTGAGCCTTGCTTCGAAGATGCAAAAATAGAAACTTTTGAATGTGATGAATTCAAGAAACAGTACGAAGAAATGGTTGGAAAATTTACTCAGTATTTAAGTTCTTTGAATAAGAAAGAAGAACCTAAAACTTTTTTGCTTACTATGAAAGATAAACTTAATTTACTTCAAAATTCCATTGAAGATGAACGTGAAACTGATGAAGATGATAATACAATTAGTTATACGTCTTATTGGGTAATGGATTTTGATGATAATTATGTTTATGTAAATATTTATGGTTGGGCAAATGATGGTTCTGATAAGAATTATTATGTACGCGGAACTTATTCGATAGATGAAGAAAATAGTTCTGCAACAATAAGCAAAGAATCTTTTGAAGAAATAATTCAAAAGTGGGTAACTCTTGCTGAATCTCAACAAATAGATTCTGATCGTCAAACAATGGAAGCAAATTATAATAAATTAAAAGATGATTATGGGGTACTTCAAAATGAAAATAAAATTCTTCAAGATTTTAAAGAAAAAACAGAAGAAGAAGAGAGAAAAATTGAAATAAATGCAATTTTAGATGAATTTTCTGCCGATCTTGCAAATCTAGATGAGTATAAAAATTTCCGAAATGAAGCGTTAGAAAAATTATTAACTGATGAAGAAATTCGAGAAAAATGTTTTGCTCTATTGGGCAAAGTTCAATTTGAACAAAAACCAAAAAAGAATAAAGAAAAGCCTTTAGCAACCTTTATGAAACCTGATTCCGCAACAAACACAAAAGCGGCAGAAAGATATGGTTCTGCTATTGGATTTTTTACACCAAAAAATTAGGAGGTAAATATGGCTAATTTAATAAATCTTGATAAAGTTAAGGCCAGTACAACGATTTTTGATATAGTTGCACCTGCGTCTTATGCCAATGGATATTTGGCTACTGTAACTACAATAAACACTGATGGCTCTTATGATTGTACTGCTCCCGTTGCCATTACAGATTTAGGGATGGTAGTGGTGCTGGCTGTTCCGCTTTCATATGAAGCGCAATATGTCGAAAATGATTATACAATTGCTATTGGCGAAATCGTAAGGGGTTATGTTCCTTATAGTGGCATGGTTTTTGCTGTTCCTGCGGCTAATATAACTGCTTCGGTTACTCTTGCTGCTGGAAAGTATGTTATCCCTGTTGCTGGAACTGGCAAAATGGAATCTGCCAATGATCTTGGTGGAAGTGAAGCAGTTGCTTTTATAATTAATCAACTGTATACAAAGTCTGGCGTATCTATGGCTGAACTTAGATGCGTCAAGGCTATATAAGAAAGGGGGTTGAATATAATGTTTAAACCTACAGATTTACAAGTACTTGCACTTGATACTTATAGGAAAGCTCCCGTTGGCTTTAGTTTGGCTGAATCTAATGAGGCAGTAAGAAAAGCTGTTCGTGATGCTTGTGGTGGAGAATGGAATTATTATAGTTTCATGAAAAATCAGTGGGATGTTTATGCAATAATTGCGGAAATAATGCCCGTTTCAATGAATGCATCCCTTGGAGACAAATTCAGTGGATTCGCTGATTTCATAGATACGGCTATGGGTGACGAGAATAACTTCATAGTTGAAGATAATGCATTATTCCCCGTTTATACTGTCAGCCGTGGTAGTGGTGATGTAGCTCGTCAGAAAATTTCTGGCAGAAGTTTTTCAGTTACTACGGTTAATAAAGAAATTAAGTTCTATGATGAGTTTGATCGCTTTATGTCTGGAAAGGTAGATTTCTCTACTCTTACTGATAGGGCTATGGCTTCTTATTTGCACTATGTTGGGCAGCTTATTGCTGAAACTATTTATGGTTCTTATGCAAGTGTAAACACAAATAATAAGTCTACTGGCGCTTATGATGCCGATACTCTTGCCACTATAATTGAGCATACTAAGGCCGCTACTGGTGCGGATAGGCTTCAGATTTGGGGTACTACCACTTCTCTTGGATATATTTCTGATGGATTTGGATATTCTGATGGGGCTAAAGATAAAGCTAATCAGCTTGGTTTCTACGGTAATTTCCGTGGTACAGATATGGTTGCTTTTCCGCAAGCGTATGCGCCCCAGTCTACTACGTTTGTAGTAAATGATTCTCATATTATTGTTCTTCCTGCTGGTGAAAAAATAGTTAAGGTTGCTTTCGAGGGGACTCCCTTTGTTGGTACTACTGATGCTATGGCAAGAAGTGATAGGCAGTTGGAATTTGTTTATGGTAGGCGTGTTGGTGCTGCTGCTATTACCGTTCCCGATAATATGTTTGGTTTCTATCAATTTACTTAATAGAATTCTAATAATGGGGGTATATTATTATACCCCCTTAATAAAAATTGTGAGGTTTTAAAAATGGGAAGACCGTCAAAGATTGAAAGTTTAAAAAAGAAATTAGCTAGTTGTGATCCTGATGTTAAACAATTGTTTGAAGAATTGCTTGCTGCTGAAATAAAAGATTTAAAAGATGAAAATAAGGCTATTAAAAAAGGATTAGATGCTCCTTCTGTTCCACAGAAAAAGTCTGGATATAAATTTGTTCCAAGTAATACTAAGGTTAAGGTACGTAGTAATATTGATGGAAAATATATTTTTTCTCATAATAAAGGGAAAATAAATGTATTTTTAACAATTCCAAATTATAATGATGTTGTAGATTTAGATTATGATGAAGTAAAAGTTATAAACAATGCAAAGGGTAATATTTTTAAATCGGGTATGTTATCAATTGAAGAAGTTATGAGTGAAGATGCAAATATTACTCTTGAAGATGTATATGCTGATTTACGTATTTCAAAACTTTATAAGAATAAATATAATCCTACAAATTTTGAAGACTTGTTTGGGATGGATGTTTCTTATCAAGTATTTGAAAAATATTTGTTAGAGAATAAAGAAGTTGCCGAAACGGTAATGATTATAAGTGCTATTTTGTATAAACAAGGTAGATTAAATGATAATTCCAAAATGGAATTTTTTAAGAGACATTTCAATAATAAAAATTTATATAGATAGGGGGTGTGCTTTTGGCTACTCCTTTTAGTAATATTTTTACGAAGTTTTTAAAATTACTTGAAGATCGAGAAATTGCAATAAATTTAACAGATGAACAGTTAACAGACTTTTTATTTGGTTTATTAAATTTGTCTTCGTCTGTATATTTTAAAAAATGTGTTGTAGATTTAACAGATTATGAAGAACCGAATTACTACACAAAATCTTTTACAGGAGATGGAAGTACTATTGATTTTGTAATTGATGAGTATCCTACTAATCCTGATGCCGATGCGATTGTGCTAATATGTGAAATAGATGATGTTGCTACTGATGATTATATTTATACTGTTGCTACAAAAACTTTTACTATGAATTCTCCTCCTGCGTTAAATACAGATGTTGAAGTAGGGTTTGAGTTTATAGGACAGTACAATGAAACGTTATCTGATGAAGAATGTTGGATTCTTGCTTATGCTATGATTATCGGATGGCTGAGTGGGAAATTGTTTAATCCTTCAAAATTAAAGGATCGACTTAGTTTAAAAGATTGGAATTCTCCTCACTCCCCTGCCAATTTACTTAAAGAACTCAAAAGTTTATATGAAATGGCAGAAGTTAATTTGAGGAATTTAAAAGTTAGTTACTCGTTTAATGATGGACATAATTTTTGATGAAGAATAGGGATAAGAGGTTTATCCCTATTTAAGTTTTGGAAATTAACCTAGTTTACTAGGCTTTTAATATAAGAAGGAGGTAAAGCAATGAGTTTATCTACATTGGAATATAAGCAGTTCTTCCAAAAATGGTTCAGTTCCGCAAGCCCGTATAATGCGGTCAAAGCGTCTGCAACATTTACTTTAGATGGTAATGTAAGTGACGGAGAGATAGTGAGTGTGGGAAATACTGTTTATGAATATGATACTAATGGTTCGGTTGAAAGTAACCACGTCAGTGTGGACGTATCCGTTGGGGGTGTTGGCGCGGCC